ATAGTAGATGGTGAAGAAGTAGTCGGAAATGATGAATCCTTTATGTTTTGGTGTGAGCAGATAAGAATAAAATCCCGCCACAACAGAACTGCGGATTTAATAGAAGATGTAGCAAAGAAATTAGATGATGGAAAATCAGAAGAAGCCTTTGAAGATTTAAAGAAGGGTGTATGGAACATTCAAGATGATACCACTATAACAAGTGTAGTGGATATTACAAAGAATGCGGAAGAAAGAAAAGAAGCATATCTTAAAAAGAAGATGAATAAGGGTATGCTCGGTATTCCAACAGGAATATCCCATTTAGATTACATACTCAAAGGACTTGTAGATGAAACACTTACAACATTGATTGCTACTCCGGGCATTGGTAAGACATGGTTTCTTGTATTGGTTGCTAGTTATGTAATGCTTAATAATTACAGAGCTAAGGTGTATGTAACTGAGATGAGTTCTGAAATTATGCAAGATAGGTTTGATGCCATGCTTTACTCAATGATGTATGGTGACTTTGACTATGAAGCTTTCCGAGCAGGAAGATTATCCGCAGAGAAAGAGAAGTCATACTTTAATTTCTTGGAAGAGAAAGCGAAGCTAGAGCCTTTAAAGATAGAGACAGCTACGGATGTTTCCTCTATACTTGCAACATTTGACTCTGATAAGCCCGATATTATTTTTGTAGATGGTGCTTATCTTATGGAAGATGACCAAGGGGCTGATAGTGATTGGCTGAGAGTAACACATATTACTAGAGCCTTAAAGCGTTTAGCAAAGGATAAACATATTCCTGTGTTCATTAATTCACAGGCAGATAAGAGTACAAGTAAGAAAACAGGACCCGAACTTGAATCAATTTCTTATGCTCAGAGTATAGGACAGGATAGTGATAACATAATTGCATTATACAGAGATGAAGTCATGAGAAATGACCGAGAGATGGGTATAAAAGTGTTAAAACAGCGTGAGGGAATACTCGGAAGAGTAGTAATCTCATGGGATTTTAAATCTATGAACTTTGATAGTATTTATAGTGAATCGCAAAGTGAGGAGAGTAGTGATGAAGAAATTGATAAGGAAACAGAAGGAAGAATCATCAAAGATTGATAAGTGTTGTAAGAATTGCCACCACTTTGAACATGGAGCATGTACAGGTGAATTTGCTCATGCTTATGTGCAAAGTGAAGAGGATGGGGAAGAATTTTATTATGAGGTAGACATAGAGATAGATGACCCCAATAATGACTATTGCAGTAGGTGGTGCTAATGAGTGTCGTACTTAATGAATCTCAGATAGAAGACTTATTAGTATACTGTGGCTCTTCCATTACCCGATGGAAGAGTCACGAAATGACAGTTTGTTGTCCTGTGCATGGTGAATCTCACCCAAGTATGGGTGTTAATTCAGAACTACAATGTTTTAACTGTTTTGCTTGTGGCGCTCACGGAAATCTTGCTAAGATGCTTTATCTTTCCAAGCCCGATGAGTTTGGGTATGATTCATCAACAAAAGAGACCCAAAGCAGAACTAGGATAAGTGCTGAGATAAAAGCGTGGAACTTTCTCGCAGAAAGATATGAGTTAGAGTTTAGCAGTACAGGAAAGAAGTCACATTCAATCAGAAGATTTGAGGAAGCTAGAAAACCTACTATTAAACTAAGAGAAGAACAGCCACTTTGGAAGATAGCAAGTTATCATTCGGGTTTAGCGACCTACAATTACTTCTTTAAACGTGGGTTCACCAAAGAAGATATGAAGAACTTTATGATTGGGTATGATGATGTAAATGAGACTATCACCATACCTGTTTTTTATGAGGATGAAGTTCTTGCGGGAGTGATAGGAAGATATATCAATCCTAACCGATTAAAAAATCAGCGCTATAAAATTTATGACAACTTTAACAGAGGAAGTACTTTGTTTCCTTTAAACAAGTATTATACAGAAGATGGGAGCATGATTCTAGTTGAAGGTCAGTTCGATGCTATCAGAATGCATTCTTTGGGGTATGACAATACTCTGTCTATTATGTCTGATAATATTACTCGGGAGCAGAGAGATTTAATACTCAAATTATGCAACAAGATAATTTACATCGGGGATAATGATGTAAGGGGACTAGAAGCTAGAGACAAGAACAAAGAATTATTCCGTGGGCTACTTCCATTCTATTATGTTGATTTCCCTGCACATGGAAAAGATGTATGTGATTGGAGCGCAGAAGAGATAGAAGAAACCGTAAATAGCGCTCATAGTTTGGCAAACAAGGTAAGTAGAATTTGACACCCTATTAAAGTAGTGCTAGTATTGAAAATACCATAATTTATATAGAATTTATGTAAAATCATATTTGAAAGGAGACAAGAGAATTATGGGTAAGATGTTTAAAAAAGGTTTTGATGTGAGCAGAGAAGAGAAAGCAAGACAGGAAGCAAGAAAAGAAGCTTCGGTAAAGAGACTTTTTGAGTTTTTCCTTAGTAAAGATGGTGATGAAGCCGATGTGGTATTCCTTACTTCCGAGCCGATTAACTTTCAGAAACACACAGTACAGGAAACAGTTAATGGAAAGACGAGATACCGTAGCTATACATGTACACAGGATGATGAGTGTCCTTTCTGTGCAGACGGTCAGAACAGTACTTATTGCGGAGCATTTCTCATTTGGGATAAAAGACCTTATGAGTATACTGATAAAGACGGAAACAAAAAGAAGAACACAAAGGGAAGTATCAGAATGTATACTCCGGGCATCAGAGTGGTGTCACAGCTTGACCGCCTTAATACCAAGTACGGAATTGCTAACAGAAACATCACCATTGTGCGCATAGGAACAGGTACTTCCACAACCTACACTCTTGAGCGTGGTGATAAAGAGAAAATCACTACTGAGCAGATTAAGGAATTACTTCCCGAGAAGCTCAGAGACTCTTTTGACGGAACAGAAGATTCACTCTATGACATCGTTGGAGAGCAGGTTGAGATGGGAGTGAAGAATTATAATCCCTCTGATTCAGATTCCGGTGAAGATGAGACCGAAGACAAAGACTATGATACAGGAGTAATGGGTATGGATGAAGAAGAAGAAGAGAAGCCTAAGAAGAAAGGTCTCTTTAAGAAAACCAAACCTCAGAACAGCGCAAAGAAGAGCATATTCAGAGACAAATAAACAGGAGGAATAATCTATGATTTACTTAGAGGATTTTGCAAAAGCATATGCAAAGAAGAGAGCTGTCACAAAGGTTGAAGCCATGTCTATGATAAAGGACTTCATCAATCTTCTTGAAGAGAAAGTCGATGAAGAAGGTGGTGTATGCTTCAAGGGTGAGTTCGCAATCGAGAAGAAAAAGCGTAATAGCAGAAGAGTTGTTTGGGAAGGTAAAGAGTATCAGTCCAAGGAAAGAAATGTTGCGAAGTTCAGATGCGGAAAGAATTTTGAGAATCTGCTGAACAAGGCTTAAGAGTGCTAATTTGCGGTCTTTAGAGAAGTAGTCTATACTATTTGTGTAGACTACTTTTTAATTAAGGAGAATGTGTTGTGAAATTTAAAACAGTAAAAATGGTGCGCAGATTTAAACCTAGAATGCTTAAGATAATTGCACCTAGATATACATTTAGGGGCAATTTTCCTTATCAGCCCGAAATGCTTGATTATGAGATAGTTGATACGGTTGAAAGTTTGAAAGAACTATCAAGAAAAATGCGGGATGTAAAAGCCTTTGCATTTGATACCGAGACTAATTCATTGGAAGCTAGGAGTGATAATGATTCCTTTAAATGTGTCTGTGTGACTATATCATGGGGAGAGTATGATAACTACTACATACCATTGAACCATGACAGAGATGAGGACATAGACAGAAACATACCTTTACCTTATTTCTTGAGGTATATGAAGCCTGTGTTTGAAAATCCTTATGTTCTGTTAATAGGGCATAACCTAAAGTTTGATGAACACGTACTTACAAGATTGGGGCTTAGATTTATTACTAATAACTATTTTGACACGATGCTTGCATCATGGCTGTGTGATGAGAACTCGCCTAATGGCTTGAAAGAGAATGCGCAAGAGAGAATGGGTATCTCCGCAGAGCATTTCAAAGAGGTTGTCGATACAGTTCCCAGTGCTGTAAAGAAAGCATTCGGATTGAAAGCTAATGCGAAAGCTAC